TTGACTTATGCCCGCCGTTACAGCTTGATGACCGCCTGCGGCATTGCGCCAGAAGATGATGACGGAAATGCCGCCGTCAAGCCATCAAGTGACGTAAGCGCCGCAACGATGGCCGCGCATATTGCTGATATCAACGATAGCGCCAACAGCGACGAATTGAGCGCAGCCTACAAGCTGGCATATGAGGCTTGCAAAGGCGATCCGCATTGGATTAGCAAAGTTGTGGAAGCAAAAAAGGCAAGGCAGGCCCGCGCAATGCGCGAAAAGGAAGCACGGGAACAAGGAACTGACAAATGATTAACTGGATCAAAAAAGCCGCCAACGGTCGCGGCAATGCAATTGACTACATTGCAATTTCTATTTTTTCCGTAACTCAAAAAAACAAAACCGTTATTTATCAATTGCACCTTAGGCTGTCTCCAGCCGCACAAAACGATTGCAATTTACATTGCAATGACAAAGTGTTAGTAGGTTTTGATAGTGTGACGAAACAACTCTGCTTAAAAAAGGTTGAAACCCAAGGATATAAATTTTCCAATGTCGCAAAATCTCAAAACATAATTGCTGTAATTCCAAGCCCGATTGAAAGAAAAATTCACGCTAAACGATACAGCAAGACAGATGTCATTCGTCATAACGGTTATTGGGCAATCAATGCGCCGGATTTTTTTATTGACGATGTTGCGGAAAGGTCAGCAAATGGATGAGCAACGCACCGACGAATGGTTTGCCGCCCGCTTGGGCAAGGTGACAGCCAGCCGTGTTGCCGACCTGATGGCAACCACTAAAACGGGTTATGCCGCCAGCCGCGACAATTTGATGGCACAACTTGTCATTGAAATTTTGACCAATCAAAGGCAGGAAAGCTACACAAACGCATCAATGCAGTGGGGCACGGATCAAGAGCCGTTCGCCAGGGCTGCTTATGAAGTCACAACGGGCCTGATGGTTGACGAATGCGGCTTTGTGCCACATCCGACGATTGAAGGCGCAGGCGCATCGCCTGATGGCTTGGTGGGTGATGATGGCTTGGTCGAAATTAAGTGCCCCAATTCAGCCGGGATGATTGAAGCCCTGCTGACCCAAACCGTGCCCGGAAAGTACAACACCCAAATGCAAATGCAGATGGCTTGCACTGGTCGGCAATGGTGTGACTACGTTGTGTTTGATCCGCGTATGCCGCAAAAAGCACAACTGTTTGTCAAGCGTGTGTCCCGTGATGCAGAATTCATTAAAAAGATGGAAGCTGAGATTGTGAAATTTCTTGCTGAATTAAATGGCAAGGTCAACAAGTTAAAGGAACTGTTTGAATGAGACAACAATATGAAATCAAATACCCCAGCCGCGAATACACATTGGCGAATGGTGAAAAGAAAACGTTTTGGACAACCCACGGATCAGTTTGGATTGATGAGGACAAAAAATCCTTGTCGGTCAAGATTGATAGCCTTCCGGTCGGTGACAAATTTACCGGCTATTTCAAGGCGTTTCCGTTTGACCCAAAGCACAAACAAAAACAAAAGCCCAGCTATGAGGGTCTTCCCGCTGATGACGATCTAGACACACCCTTTTAAAAGGAACCATCATGCTTAAACGAATCTTGGCCGGTCTTGGTATTGCGCTTGTCACTACAGGCGCATGGGCGCAATGCTCTACGCACACTATTTGGTCTAACAGTCGGGTTGTGACATGCACGACATGCTGTTATTATGGAGGAAATTGCACGACCAATTGCTTCTAATGTCAAAAACGTACTTTGCGGAACTTAGAGCCAAGAGAAAAGAGCTTGGCCTGTGTTTATCTTGTGGAAAACACCCAGCACCATGCGACTCCTGTAGATTGAGAAATCGAGAATACATGCGCCGCAAAAGAGCCGGGATTCCTGCTGAAGAAAAAACACGGCAATGGCATTCCAAACGGCACTATTACCTAAAGTACAAATTTGGCATTACAGAGCAGCAATATGATGAAATGCTAAAAACGCAAAATTATTGTTGCGCCATTTGCAAATCAACAACTTCTGGAGATAAAAGATCAACAAGGCTTTCCATTGACCATTGCCACAAAAGCGGGGAAATTAGAGGGCTTCTTTGTTCATCTTGCAATAAAGCCATAGGCTTATTAAAAGATTCTCCAGATTTATTGCGTTCTGCTATTGGTTATTTAATAAAACACGTCATGAAATGAATGGCAATTGCACAACAAACTGCTTCTGACATTCGGGCCGAAAGCGGATGCTGGTGGCTGGGGGTTCCCGGTCATGCAACCCAGACGCAGCGAGTAAGCCCGCCCTCTACACGAAAGGAAACGACATGGAAAAAGTTGAATTTTTGGCTTTGGAAAAAGCCATGCGCTTGTTGGAAGCTACTGGCTGCAAATACCGCATCTGCACCCCCGGTGGCAACTGCGTTGAAGTGCTGCGGGTGGCGTAATGTCGGCAAATCACATTTTAAAAGCCCATCAGGATAAATTCCCTGCGGAATTCTTACTGTGGTTTCCCGACAACCAGCATATCTGGGTTGCGTTTGTGTCTGAAGCCAGCAAGGTCATCAACGCTGGTTTTAAACACTACTCAGCCAAAACAATAATCCATGTGCTGCGCCATCATTCGGCTTTGATTGAACGGGGCAGCAAATGGAAGATAAACAACAACATCAGCCCTTATCTGGCCCGATTGTTTGCGCTTTGTTATCCACAGCACAAGGACTTGTTTGAGTATCGCACCACAAAAAAATTATTGTAAAAACATTGCGCGTTCATCTTTGCGCCGCTTATCAAGCCCCGGCAGAACCTTGCCCCCTGCTTTGTTCCAAAGCAAAAAGGCATCTGCTGCGGCTTCCCATTCACCGCGATTGGCTTTGATGCGGATCGTGCTGCGCTGTAGGTTGCCAAGCCCTACATTAAAGGCAAAAGATACCAGAGCGTCAAAGCGGCCTTGATGCCCAGCACAGCCGGGAACAAGTCGAAGAACACCACGTTCAAAAGACGCGATATCAGACGCGAATAGATCATCAGTTTCTTGTCGTGTCCACGCACGGTTATGCTCCGGTCTTAGCGGCATCTCCTTGCGAATCATTGCCACTGGTTTTTCGTCTGTCTTGCTCATCGGCAGTCTGATCTGCTCTTGATACAGCACATGCCCATAACCGATTGTCCAAATATGGGCAGGGCACAAATACGGGCGATTTCGATACCCCTCGTATTTGTGCATCATGTCGGCTGCGGGCTTGCTCAACTTCATTTCTTAGACCAATTGCGCGAACCAAACCAGAAGCCAATAATGCCGCCCAGCATTGCCATTTCGTCAGGGCTAAAAATAATGTCCGAATATTTCAAAACATCGTCCATGCTTTTAATCATTCCTGGGTTTGCGTACAGGTAATAACACAAAAAGATGTTGATAAGCACCAGTTCAATTACAAAAATGTAAGTCACTGTCGGGCGCACAGTGCCGACGTAAGAAGCAACCCACTTGTGGGCCTTTTCCAGCACCTGTTCGTCGTGCTTTAGCGCCGCTTCCGTCATTTGCGCTTCAGTCTGCATCATCACCTGATCGGTGCGGATTTCCTCGATGCGCTGCTGGGCTGCATATCCTTGCGCCGCCATCGCCAGTTCACGTTCGTTTTGCAATTGAGCCAAAGCCAACTCGTGTTTTTGGTCGCTTTTGTTTTGAAAGAATTCAAGCAGTTTTGGCAAGCCACTGATTAGCAAGCCCCCAAGGGTAGAAATTAAAGACAACATTATCTTATTCCTTGTGCAGTTGCTTCCATGATAAACCAGATCGTTGCGCCGACAGTAACGAACACCACAACGATGCCAATCACTATGACGAACAATTCTTCCATTTCTTGTTCGTGTTTCTTTTGGGCTTCTTTTTTGCGCCGTGCCGCGTGTGCCGCGTCAGCTTCCATCCTTTGCGCCCTGGCTGCGATCCGCATCCAGACATCCATTTTGTTCGCTTGAAAAAACAGCATTTTGATCTGCTCTTCAAACTGTTTGGCCTGCTCAATAGCCATTTCCAGTTCTAGCGCCTTGCCTAGCGCCGAACCTTTAAACCCGCCCTCTTGTGACTTTTGGACAACTTCAATCGCATCGGCTTTGGCATCAAAATATTTGCCAAGCACAGGCCCAAGCGATGTAACGTCATCAACCGTCGCAGCCACCTTTTTGACTAATTCAACCGCCGACGATATGGCGGCAAGGGCTGTGATCGGGTCGATCATGATTACACTTTAGCAAACGATGCCCAAATAACGCCAGCCATAGACACAATCAACACCGCGCCGGTTTTTATGATGATGCCTTCAAGGCGTTTTAGCCTTGCGTTTATCGTTTCATAACGCAACGCACAAACAGCCTCATGCGAATTCAGCCTCGCTTCCGTTTCGTTCATTTTCCGCACCCATAAATTTTAGATTTGCCAACAAGCGAGAATTGACCGGGGAAAATTTTAACGCCTCCAAACAATGTGCGCGAGCCTTTTCATGCAGCCCAAGATGCCATGCCGCTATAGACGCTAAATCGTGAGGCTTTTCCGTCCAGACAGACGGGTCCATCGTGTACACCAGCGTTTTGTCTTTGATTTGCAGTGCTGATTCTGCCGCTGCCAAACATTCGTTCCACATGCACAACTGATACGTTTGCATTGCCAAATCGACCCACGGCTCCCGCGTGTTTGGCGCTTCGGCTACTGCCCGCCGATACCACTTTAACGCCTCATGCGTTTGGCCTAATTCTGCATGGCTTTTGCCAAGCAATCGCATCGCATAGCATCGTTCGTTTTCCCACGTTGCCTGTGGCATTGCTAGATATTTGTGCAGCGCAGCAATAGCTTCATTCCATCGAGCGTAAAAGGTCAACTCTCGCGCATGGTAAAACGCATTTCTTGGGCAAAACGCATCTTCTTTTACCGCCAGTTCAAGCAGCGCCATATATTGACCACGCGATTTTGTCGGGTCAGGGTGATGGCTCACCAGTAGCTTGTCTGTGCTTGCGTATATTTCATTTATGCGGCCATCTGGTCTTGGGTATTCATGTACTGGGTGATGCCAGTGATACCCATGCCGGTGGTGGATTTTTTCGTAATAAAAGCAGATGCCTTGACCCCAATCAAATTTATATTTCAATCTGGTTGTTTCGGCGGTCCATACACGTTCAATTTCTTCGCGCCACCCAGGCTCTAATACTTCGTCCAAATCCAACGATATACAAACATCAATGTCGCCGGGAATCAACGCTAATGCCGCATCCCGCGCTTTGTCAAATCGCCAAGGCTTAATGCAAATGTCCACTACCTTTGCGCCGCATTCCAATGCTTTTTCAACGGTTTTATCGGTCGATCCTGTGTCTGCAATCAAGATCAAATCAGCGTCTTTTGCTGAATCACAAAATCGCTGCACAAACTGTTCTTCGTTTTTGCTGATGGCGTAAACAGCTATTTTCATATCTTGTATTTTTAGAAGAATGCAAAGAAGTTGCCCATGTAACCGGCAACAACTGTCCCAGGTGCAAAAATCCAGCCCAGCGACCCGTTGTTCGTTGAGTTCGTCCCAGCATACCATGTGGTATCAAGACTATATGCCCGTACCCCAGTGACTGCCAAATAATCGACGTTGGGGTCTGTGCCGCCTGTCAGGATCAATGTGCCGGGGCTGGATGCAGATGTGCCCTGCACCGTCAAAACCCGAGTTGCCGCCCCTGTGGCCGTCCACTGCGTTACACGCTGCGTTGTCGTGCCAATGGTGATGTTCGTTGCACCCGTTGCGCTGTATGTGTTGGTGATGTTGGCAAAGGTGTTGTTGCCTGAGATGGTCAGAGTACCAGCGCCACCTTGGTCAAGGGTGATGCCTGAGTAGGAGATGCCGCCACCAGCAAATGTCTTGGCAGATGCGCTGGTCAGGCTAATTGTGCCTGTGCCTGTGACGGTGAGATTGGTGGATGTTGCTGTGTTCCACCCCCCTGTACCAGCAATTGTCCAAGTCCCTGAGCCAATGGCAAGTGTTCTTGTTGTTGAGCCTGAAGAAGCAACACTGGATGCACTGCCTGACAGTGTGACGTTGTATCCATTCGCGTCAAAAGTTCCAGTGGTTACGTTGATGGTTCCTGCTGTTGTTCTTGAACAATTGAACGCATCCTGCAATGTCAACGAACCGCCCGGGCTGTTCAAGTCAATGCCTTGCGTGAACGTCCTCCCTGCGCTGGTAATGGTTTGTGATGTACGTCCAGCAAATATCGGATTTCCCGTACCCGTCAGCGTAGTGCCAGTACCGTTGATCCAGTTGCCGTAGATTGTTGGCGCAGTCGTACCCGTTGCCAGCGTCATCGTGTTGCTGGTACGGGCAGACATATCAATCGTGCCGATGTTGTAGGCGGCGTTGATGGTGGTCGTTGTGCCTGTACCGGGGCTTGTGGCCTCAAACACAGCAGTGTCTTGGGCAAGTGGGAAGTTGTTAACCGCTGGAGATGCGCCAGAACTTGCAGCCCAACCAGTAGCTGACCAGTTGTTGCTACCCGCAAGGTTCCAGTACCGCGTAACGCCAGCGCCAAACGTAATCCCGCTGTTGCCCTTGCAGTCACCCAAGCGAGTGCCGCTGACAGGAGCAGCAGCACCAGCAATGGTGATGTCTCGGAAGTCAATGTCGGTCAGTGAAGCAACAGCAGCGCAGGTCAGTGTGCGTGTTGTGCCGATGGTGTTGGACTGCACGAACGTCCGCATGGTTGCGTTGGTTCCAGCAGATAGCGTCAGAGTGCCATTGATGGTTTGGTTGGCCTCCAGAGATACAACACTAACACCAGCAGATGTTCTCCCAGCAGTTGTTAAATTATTAAATGTGTTTGCGCCACGAATTGTTAAAGTTGTAAAGTCTGTAGTCGTTGCGCTTACATTATAAAATGTACTGTTATTCCCGTTTAATGTTACGGCGGTCAAAGAGGTAAAATTAAGTTGAGATGTCCCTGCTGTAAAAGTAAAATTAGCTAGAAAATTTTCAGTGGCTCCAAAACCAATTGGAGAACTACTAGCAAGGCTGACAGTCGAAGAACCAAGAGAAATGGACACGGTGTTAGAAGTTAATATATTTAATTCTGTACATGTTAAATTAAAATTAGCAGTATTAAATGACCCGGTTCTTAAACCCAAATTTCCGCTGCTTCCCATACTTAAAGCGCTGCCTAAACTCCAGCCGCAACCAAAGCCATTAACAGTAATACTAGAACCTAAAATAACTCCGTTAGTGTTTATTGTCTTTCCCGTCGTAGACCCAGACAACGTAATCGCACCTGTATACGTCCTCGTCAGCCCCGTAGCGGGAAGCGTCACGTTGCCGTGAATGCCATCAATCGCAGTTGATCCCGCCAGCGTCACGTTGCCAACAAGAGGGCCAGCGATGGTCAGTGCCTTTGTTCTGATGCCGCCTGTGACAGCGTTTACTGTGGCTGTGTAGGCCGTAGCGTTGGACAGTGAGTCAAACACCACATCGTCATGGCTGCGGGGCACAGAGGCTCCAGAGCCACCACCAGAAGATGTAGACCAACGGGCCGTGTCGCTCCAGTTGCCTGTGCCACCTACCCAGTAGCGTGTGCTGTCTGCTGGTTTGGCAGTCAAGTACAAAGGAGCAGCAACACCAGTGGCGGTGCTGTTTGCACCAGCGTAGAACTCCCCGGGGCTTGTTGCGCTGACTGTGGTTGTGCCAAGAGCCAAGTAATCCACGCCTGACACCGCTGCACCAGCAATCGTCAAAGCAGCAGTACCTGTGACTGTCACCACGTTGCCCACCGTGCCTGTAACCGTCCAAGCGCCAAAGGTCTGTGTGGTTGTGCCAAGGGCAATTGTGTGGGCCACGGTCTTGGTGGAAGCAAGTTCGGTAAATTGGTTGCTGTCGTTAAATGTAAAAGTTGAAACGCCAGTCGCCCCACCAATGGTCAGTTTATTATAAGATAGCCCAGAACCACCTGCAAAAAAGCGGGTAGATGTCCCTATGTTAGATACTAATATGTCAGCAGTACCTTTATAAAACGCAAGGTTTGTTGTTGTTAAAGTCCAAATTCCCGTTCCTGTATCCGTTAAAGTCCAAAGTCCAGAACCCATTTTTAATGTTCTTATGCTTGAACCGCTACCAACAAAAATACCCGTTGTCACGTTGTACGTCACAGCATCAAACGTGCCGCTGGTCAGGATCAGGGTTCGTGCGGAGCCAAGCGTCAGGGCGTCAGCAAGCTGGACTGTGCCTGTGGCGCAGTCGATGGTGATGTCGTTTGTAAAAGACTTTCCTGCACTCGTGATTGTTTGAGTTCCACGACCAGAAAACGTAACTGCCTGTGTGCCAGTGGTTGTAATCCCGCTGCCAAAAGAAAAGTTGCCATACACGGTAACTGCGTTGACTGCCAATGTCGCAGCAGAAGTTCTGCCCGACATATTTATCGTGCCAATTTGGTAAGTGGAACCTGAGATTGTTATTGTTCCCGTGATGCTGCCAGCATCATCAAGAACCGCAGTGTCTTGCGGCAACGGGTAGTTGTTGATGTCGGGTGTACCACCAGACCCCGAAGCCCAAGCAGTAGCGCCCCATACTTGAGCGCCCGCCAAGTTCCAATACACCGTCTTTGGCGCAGGGAACGTGATGCCAGCATTGCCACCACAATCTCCTGCGCGTGTAGGCGATGAACCAGCAGCAGTGCCAGCTATTGTAATGTCACGGAAGTCGCAGTCAGTGGCTGACAGGCTGTTGACGGTCAGTGTGCGGGGAGTGCCAAGTGTGTCGGAGCGCAAGAAAATGCGGCGTACTGCTGTGGCTCCGGCGCAAGTGAGGGTTCCGTTGATTGTGCAGTTTCCGCCAAAAGCCAAAAAAGAAATTCCAGCTGAGGCGGGTGCGGTAAATGTCAGATTATTAAAAGTGTTTGCGCCAGAAACTGTCCACCCAACAGCAGAGGTAGACGTAAAAGATACGTTGTACCAAGTAAGCCCTGTACTATTAAAACTCTGTGAAGATGGCGATCCTGTCTGAATAACACTTGACGTTCCAGCGTTAAAAGTCAAGTTTGTTGTAGTTGACATGATAATTGCTGGCAGACCACTCAACGTAACCGTACTCGACCCTAGCGTGATTGCCCTGACGTTGCTGTTTGCAGATGACAAAGAGCCAGCAGTGACGTTGTAGTTCTTGGTGTCGAACGTGCCGTTGGTGACGGTGAGGGTGTTTGCGCCAATGTTTAGCGCATCAGCAAGTTCAACTGCGCCACCGTAGGAGTCGATGGTGATGTTAGAAAATGTCTTTCCGGCACTGGTAATGGTTTGTGTGTTGCGGCCGGAGAATGCGTAAGTATTGGAGTTTGTGTTTGTCGTCCCAGCCCCGTTTTTCCAGTCACCGTAAACATTTGTCGTGGCATTGCCGTTAGTTAGCGTCATCGCACTTGTCCGACCAGACATATCTACAGTGCCCGTATATGGAATGGCGGTATCAAGCGTAATCGTGCCAGTCACCGACCCTGCGTTGGTGAACGTAGCCGTGTCCTGTGCCAGTGGAAAGTTGTCTGTGGATGGTGTACCTGTAGATGTTGTAGCCCATCCGTTTGCCGACCAGTTTTGCGCTCCCGCCAAGTTCCAATACACAGTCTTTGGTGTGGACGCAGTGATCCCCCTGATGCCGCGCAGATCGCCAATCCTTGTGCCGCTGATCGGTGCAGCAGTGCCGATGACGTAGATGTCACGGAAATCAGCATCAGTCAGGCTTGGTGCGCTGTTGATGGTGAGGGTTTGGGCAAGGCCGTAGGTTGCTCCACGGAACCAAACTCTGCGGTTTCCTGCTGTGCCTGTGGTGGACAAAGTGCCGTTGATGGTTTGGCGGGAGTCAAAGGTGACTTGAACAACACCAGCGGATGCGGGGCCAGTAACAGTCAAGTTGTTAAAGGTGTTAATGCCATTAACCGTTGCAGTACCTGCTGTTGTGCTCGTAAAAGAAACGTTGTTGAAAGTAACGCCTACATTTGACCCCGCAGCAATAGTTGGGCCTGTTGCCGTCAAAACAATACTTGACGTACCCGCATTGAATGTAAGGTTCGTGTTTGTTATAAAGTTGATTGCGCCGCTTGAGGCGGTCAGCGTCACCGTACTGCTGCCCAAATTGATCGTGCGGGTGTTGCTGTTGCTGGACGACAGTTGAGTTGCAGTGACGTTGAAGTTGTTGGTGGTGAAGGTTCCGCGTGTGACAGTTACAGAGCCTGTTGAGGTCAACGCATCTGCTAAAGACAGTGTTGTGCTTGAGCCATCAGTGACAACGTTGCTCGTTATGCTTTTTCCATTGGTTGTGAGTGTTTGAGTACTGCCACCAAGAAAAGTAAGTGAACCTGTGTGCGTCCATCCCATTCCCGCTGCAACAGTTACGTTATTGTTTGTTTGAATGCTAGATGATCCAGCAAGCGTGCCCGTAAACCCTGTGAAATTCAAAGCACCACAGTTTGCGATAGCCGTAACAGTGCAAGTCACTGCACCCGACGCAGCATCAAAAAACACGTTGTCAGCAGACGTAGGCACACTCTGACCACCAGCGCCGCCAGACGAAGCTGCCCACTTAGTGCCAGCCGTAGCATCCCAGTTGGCAGTTCCCCCAACCCAATAGCGATCCATTTTTACACCTCCTCAGTTGGAGGCACTTCTTCAGTCACTTCTTCCACAGGAGGAGCAGTCACCACAGCAATCCAGTTGTCCACACGCTGCTGCTTCATC